CTGTACGTTCAATACTGCCGTAATACCAAATTTTTTCTAGATGGTTGTAAACGACATAGGCATCATTAACGTTACTATTAGCAGTAGGGTAGAACCACCAGATTTCATTCCAACCCTCGTTTGTCCCAGTAATAATCTGATCTGCCTGTGCATAGTTAATGTTCTCAAACACATGGTTACGCAAGGTGCATGGCAAAGTCTCTACACGACCAGAATAAGCATAAAACTTATCATGTCCAAACCAATAGGCTGTATTGTTTACTACGGCTACAGAACGTGAACTAAGGATAGAGATGTTGTCAGATAGTTCTTGCAAACCAAATACATCAGTTGTACCTAGATACTGCAATGAATTCAATGTCCCATCAGTAAATACTAGAATCTCTTGGCGGGTTGCTACAGCACAGACAATCTCTGAACCCCTAGAAACACGTATAAATCCAGCAGAATTAGTGACTAATGGAGTCCAGACGTTAGCCTGACCTTGGGTTGCCCAGCGAATTAGTAATGGGTCAAAGTCTCCACCACCGTAAGGGGTAGCACCAAATGCTAGCAAGTGCTTATCATTTTGGGACAGGAAAATCTGTTTAGTTTCAGCTGGTACATCAGCAGGGGCAATACCATCAATAGTTGTGTCAGACAATAATGCAGCTCTAGCACCAACACCATCCGAGTATTTCCAGTAATAAATAGCACCGTTACGGATATTCATTACTAAGTCGTTATCAAAGTTATTGAAGAACCAATCTCTTTGCAGCTGAACAATTGGTGTAACCGCACCAGAACCCCAGCCTCCACGACCCCAAGCACCTGCACCCCAGCCATAACCATAAGAGTCAATATCATTACCGACATCAATATCATAGTAAGCAGTTACTGTGGCTCCGCCATGCCCTGTATCTGAGCTGGTAGCATTTACACCAACGTCGATTGTGTAGGTATACCCAATAGCATCTACTGTAAGGATTTCGTACCCACCCTCAAGATTTAATACATCATCTGTAATGTTCCCACCAAGACTATCTGCACCGCTAAATGTGACATAGTTATAGACTTCTGGGGTGTACGCAGTATCAGTCGAATAGCTGACAGTAATAATTGAAGACCCAGTAGTAGCAGTAAACGGACCCGCACTAGCCCCTAAAGTAGTAGAAGTATGCTGAAGAGGGGTAATATCGTAAAGCTCTGCACCTGCCTCAATATAAACTTTCTTGCTAGTGCCTAAAGCTTGGTAGTTATCACCATAAGTAGTGATCCAGTTAAACATCTGACGGCAGATGCCGATTAGAGTAAATGTACCGTAACGAAGCCACCCACCAATCTTCTGTGGATACCCAGAACGAAAGCGCACCTTATCGCACTCGTACCAACCGCCTTCATTGGTATAGTTTGTTTGGTCTCTGTTGACGCCTGGTTTAAATTGTAGCTTTTGTAACGGCATTATGGTTTACCCTAAGACTTGTAGTGCTTTAGCTATTTTAGCTTTACGGTCATCTAAACCTATCAAACCGCCGTTGATACGCTTGGTCATTGTCTCATAATCCTTAGAATCAGCCAAGGCGTTTAGTCCCTTTTTGTTCCAGAACCAGCCCGCCGACAGACAAGCATACTCTGGTTGAACCAATAGCCCAGGGGTAGCCAACAAATCTACACCAATACCAGCACCACAATTAGAGTAGTTTTCTTTGCCAGTAAGTTGAATTAACCCACGTCCATGATACTTCCAGCCCTCACCGGTCTCTTCTACGCCATTTCCCATACGTCCGCCGTAAACCTTATTGGCTATGGCTTCTTGATTATGGGCATACTTCATAGCAGTTGGTAGGTCTGGAAACCGACTAGGCCAAACACGCATTAGTGCTTCTGGCTTGTAATTAAGGTTTTCTTCCAAAGTCTTAAAATTACCCGACTCGTGTGCACACTGCCCAATAAAGGCGGCCTGACGTGCAGGGGTACTAATATCATACTTAGCAAAAGTTGTTTCTAAGGGTTCTAGCCATTTAGCATCAATACCCAAAGCCTGTAGTTGCTCATTCGTCATTTGAATCTTGTCCTATTTTAATACCTGTAATTAAGCCAATAAAGCCACCAATAATGGTTTGGAACGCTGGGGTAATAGCCTCAAAGATCTTGTCATTGCTAATATCAGCATCAAACATACCAGCCATCATAGTACCCACCATACCAATAACAACTAGGCAAAGGGTAATCGTTACACAAGCAGTTACAAAACCCGGGACATTATCTTTACTTATCATCTTTTTTAGCCTTCATATCAATGATTTTCTCAAGGGTACGTCCACCAAAGTAGAAGGACATAATCAGCATGCCCCACTGCCCAAGCAATTCTACGTACGATTTATTCGTCTCAATATTAAAAGCAGAAAGCATAGCAAAGGTAAAGTACCCTGCCAGAATTGCAATCAAAGTCATTGGTCGAATATTTTTAGATAGCCAGCTATCGGATGCCATATCAGCTTGAAGGCGTTTAGTAAGTTCTTGAGCCTCATTCATATCAGCTTGAATCTTTTGCAATTCACCGTTCTGTGCAAGTTGTGCCAGATCTAATTGGGCTTTTGCCTTTGCTTCTGGGTCAGGGATTAGCTTATCTACCAGCTTCATTCCTACACCAATAATGTCGTCTATTCCAAACATATCTACTCCTTAATGCCCCAAGTTAAATACCAAGCAATTACTGCCGCTACTGCAAAACAATAAAATTGCACCCGCCTAATAGCCTTTAAGTCTGCATCAAACTCGGCTTTGTTTCTTGCTTCTATTTTCTCAATGTCCATTTTGATTTTCAATACCGCATCCCACTCTTTAGCGCCATGCGCTTTGATAAACCGTATTTTTAAATCAGCCTCTTCATCAGAGATTTGTTTCTTATGCTTCCAAGCTTCAAGCGCTTTAATCAGCGCCCGTTCCTTCTTTAATTCTGCTTCCCGTCTTGCTCTTAATCTTTCTTGAGCTTGTCGTTGAGCTACATCTAAACCGTCTTTTTGTACACCTTCAATACTTTTGGACAAGCTTTTTGAGGCTTCCCGACTTGCATCAAGGCTACCACTAAGAGCTTTTGTTCCTTCTGACAAACCAAACGGATCTGACATAACACACTTTTTTCACCTTACATAACTCCGCCACCAGCGGCTGGAACAGAAGTCGCATGGATAGAAATGTGCTGTTTAAGATTTAATGGCGCACCGCAGTCTGAGCAAGTATCCGCATTCAGTTCAGCTGAATCAAGGTCATAACCACATGCCTTACACTCAATCTGAACTTCATGCTTTGGCTGAACTAGCCCGTCTACGATTTGTGCTTCGTAAACAGTTTTCATTACTCGGGCCAGTTTGCAGATACTGCAGCCAATTCGTCTACTGAAGTTGTAGCAGTAATAGCAGCAACCAAACGAGTGCATTCTGTAATTACAGCTGCACGGTAAGTCGCTACATCAGCTGGTACATCAACGTTACGCTCTACCTTACGGATAATCATCCAATCAGTTGCGGAGAGAAGGCTGTTAGCTGTAGTTTTAGCAGCTGCAATTTCTGTAGTCTTTAGACCCTTAGTAACCAAACGCTCGGTTGTGTTAACCATTTCGCCATGACCATTAGTTGCGTCATCATAAACTTGTACATACAATGGGTCACCATTTTCGTCTGACTCTTCACGGTCATCTAATAACTTAGCTGTGCCAGAGTAGGTAGCTTCTACTGTGCTGTTTGTCTCGTTTACACGATATGCTGGACCAGCAATCCAATAGTATTTGTCGTTAGGACGCTCACCGTGGATGATTTCCCAGATGCCAGCTTGTAGCTTTTCGGCAGGGGTTGAAGTGCGGAGGAACACGGCAGAGAACTGCTGTGAACCAATGTTAAAAGGCATATCTAACGGGAGGATCTGTGTTACCTGTCCGTCTTGTACTACTGCAAAGTTGCTCATATTATTACTCCTGTTAAAAAATTGTTACCGAGCTAAAGCGCTCTTGAATGGGTATTCGGCAAATGCTGCGTAGATGTAAGTGTATCCGTTGTAATTGTTCGCATTGTTTGAGCTGTCACGCCATTTAAATCCGTTTGACAAAATGTCGCCTGGGTATCCAGAGCTTGCTGGCGTATATTCTGCATTTGAAAGATTTGGCTCAAGGGACTGTCCTGCTAAGTTATAAGTGTCTCTTGCGGTATCTAAAATAAACCAATTTGTAGATCCATTACTTGAACACTTAACCATAATAAATTTAGGTCTAAATCCTGTGTATACAAAAGTACCATCAGTAGAGCCATTGCCGACATAGCTACCAAACTTACTAAAGCCAGCAACTTCTGCCCAGCAATAAGCTACATTGGTTGCACCATTGGCATTTATGTCGGTATCACTACCTAATGTGAATACAGAAGAAGTTGGAGCAGTATTGTTCCAAATAGTGCTTGCATCAGTTTGAAAAGCAGAAGTGCCATTTAAAATAATATATCCACTAGACATATTAGAAATTGCACCAGCATAAACTTGCCAATTCCCAGTAGAACTACGCTTTTTAGCTATAATGAATTTAGGTGCAACACCCAAGCCATGCCCTACAGTTGCGGCACTACCTGTACCTGTATATGTAACTACACTAAACCCAGCAGAAGCATTAACGCTTACTGTTGATGTAATAGAGCCACTTGTATTAGATGATGTAGTGCCTTGGCCAGCCTGCCATTGCCAGCCGACATAGGTTTGACCACTAGCGTTGTTATATGCGCCACTATCAACAGTAAACCCATTACTATTAAATGCAGTTAATGTTCCAGTATTAGTATCTTCTGCGGCAGTTGAGTTAGAACTTAAGTATTTATAAACTCCCCGAACAGAGTCAAATAGTTCATGTTCAAAAGCTGCGCTTCTCGATTTAACCCATACAAAATCAGGTTTAAAACTAGCAGCATTAGTAATAGTTTGAGTGCTTCCATTACCATTCCACAAAGTAGCATCCATTACCAAGTTACCCTGTTGTATAGTAGGTGTTGGTAGGTTAGTTGTACAGAGAGACTTGTAACCAGATGGCGGGGCGTATGTGAAAGGGTACTGACCGAAGTTGTAAGAGAACACCTCGCCAGTTGAATAGCAACTTGTAAATGGAAAATGTGAATAAGCGGTATCAACTGCACCACTCCAAGTCTCTACAAGTGACCCATTCTTATATATGCTGAAATCACCTGTTGTTGCATCTAAAGCAAAGCCAAGTAGGTCACCACTAGCAACAGTAAACACTGTACCAGATGAAGTAACACCATATCTATTTCTTTGGACTGATGCCCCTCCGCTTAAAGGATTCCAATACACATCAGCATCGTTATTCCAAGAGCCGTTATTAATGGTGTTTTTAATTACTCCATAGTTGAAGTTACCAAGTGCGTTCTGTGTTGTTACATTAACTTCCCAATACCACTTACCTGTACCAGCTGGAATAGCCATCGTTGCAGGGACAATGTAATTGCCGTTACCGCTACGAGTTTGAGTTAAATTGCCAGCGGATAAAGTAACATTACCGCCTAAGTTAAGTAATGGATTAGATGTTGGGTAGTTACCACGAATTACACCGCCTACATCATCTAATACAAGTGGCTCTATTACATCAACAGTAAGCGTTAATCCTACTGCTGGGTTTAGCGTAGTTACCTACACAGGCAATAGTACAGTTGGCGCTACTATTGGGCATGGGCTTGGAGTTGCCCCTCAATTTATTATTATTAAATGTAGAAGCAACGCATATAACTGGGTAGTTGGTTCTAAAGTTATTGAC